TGGTACACGAAAGCGCCGGCTTCCATTGACCAGCGCAGGCCGTACGCGTACCGGTAGGGCTCCACAGTCAGGGATGCGCCGTAGGCGTTGCCGGAACCGCTGAAGCCGGCGCGGGGGCCATCCCTGTGGGCAGCGTAATCTTCGTCGCGGGTAAGACAATGGCAGGATGCGGCAGCACGCCCCAGATATACGAAGTCAGCATGACCATCGATACCCCAGTTCCCGCGATCCATCCAACTACCAGTAACGCCAGCAGAGAACGCAGGGCTATTGTTCGTAACAGAATTTTGCTGTTGACCATTTTGATACCATCTCCCGTTTTCAGTTTCGTAATGTGTTGCGCCGGCACCGGCTTCGAACTGCCAGGCGTGTGCGTTAGCCGTTAAGCACAAAAACCCGATGCTGATGATTGTCTTTCTCATTTTTATCTCCGTATGCGATCCAGTCTAAGGATACTTTCAATACTTTTGCTACCTGTGCTACTGTGAAAAACGATGCCGTATGGTTAGCTTCCATGCGCATGATTGTTGCCTGACACACGCCTGCTTTCTGACCTAATTCCCACTGCTTCAGTCCTGCGTTTGTTCGGGCTGATCTGATCCGGTCTCCGGTCGTCTCCATTTCTCAATCTCCTTTACAGCTTCGGTAAGCAGATCCGCGAGCATGTGATCCCCCTTGTGATCTGCATCAATGGCCGCGTTCAGCAATCGGCGGATGAGGTAAATTCCATCCGGTGTTACGTCCTTGAACTGGTGCTTCACTGATTCACGCGTACTCACTTTTCGCAATCCTTATAGAAAGGGCATTTCGCACACGTCTCCGCCAGATCACCCCGACGGATAACAGGCAATTCCGTACCGCGATTCGCCACTTCGATGCCCTTCTCTACCCGTGCCGCCAGATCAGGGCTTGCCTTGCGGAAACCCGTTGAGAGCTGGTAGAGATGCGCAAGCGAGGTATCGGCCTTTTCGGCGGCTGTCGATTTCTGCTCCACGGTCGCCGCCTTCATCCATTGTTTATATTTTGTGAGATTCATATTACTCCCGGAAATGTGTGAACTATAGCAGATGCTATGTGCATGTCAACTGGAAAATTTCGCTTGACAAGGGTCTAGCACGCGCTGTAAATTCCAATCCGCGTTACCCAACAAAGGAGATAAGAATGCTCAATCTGGATTCCGTAGTTCTCGCCCACGGCAGTCATTCAAGCGCTGAGGAAGGGCACTGCCTCCTCGAAGTCGTTTCAATGTTCGCAGGCGAACGGTTCAGCGACAACCCGGCATGTGTCGATCCAGTACTTGCCGCATTTGGCCGTTCTTGGAATGATGGCATGCGAAGTTGGAACCGACGGTTCTTATCCTGCAAGCCAGTGCACATGAACTTTTCTCACGCATGATTGACGCCACGGAGTAACGAAAATGAGTCTTGAACAACGTATTGAAGAGAACACGAAGATGATCGAGCGTCTTATCCAGACACTGGAAAAGACAATGCTCGGTTCGGTCCAAGCTGGCATGAACTACGGAGAGGCAAGCACACCGCTATCGTCAGGCTCGCCGGATCGTGAAGCGGAAAACGTTCAGCGGGAGATCGACGAAGCAAAAAAGTCGGATACACCTGCTACGTCTGCGGAGACGCAATCGTCGGACGATTCTGCGCAAGAAAGCACAGCCGTTGAGGAAATCACATACGCAGACCACGTCAAGCCCCTGACGCTGAAACTGGCGCAGAAGAACCGCGAAGCCGTGATCGAGATTCTTGCCCGGTTCGGCGTGAAGCGTGCCGACCAATTGCAAGCCGACCAGTGGACCGCTTACGTTACCTCCGTGGAGAACGCTCTTGGCTAAGCACGCTATCGCAAGCCCAAGCCACTCGTCTACATGGCTCGCATGCGCCAACTCTCTGGCCGCACAGATCGGACAGCCGGAAGGTGACAAGACGGCAGCGGATCTTGGGTCTGATAAACATGATCTGCTGACTACGTGTCTGGAGAACGCTACGCAGGCGGCGAAGTATATCGGCCAGGTGGGTCCTTTCGGCAACTCTATTGATGAGGAGTTCGCAAAAGATGTCCAGACTGTCGTTGACAACGTTCGCGCTCGTATTGATAACTACCGCAATCTCGGATGCAGCGTTATTGTCGAGCTTGAACAATCCCTCCCCATCGAACATATCACGGGAGAAACTGACGCTACTGGTACAGGTGACGTTGTGCTCATTGTTGGTTGGCCTGATGGCCATTCGACAGCTGATGTCATAGACGCCAAGTTCGGCTATAGCGAAGTGCTTGCCGAAATGAACCCCCAACTGCTGATGTACGCATCAGGGGTTCTGGAGAAGTTCGGTCTCGTGGAGGACTTCTCTGAAATCACGCTCGTGATCGAGCAGCCGTTGCGTGGGGATAGCGAATGGACGGTTACGCCAGCCGTGATTCACGAATGGGTTGAAACTGTCGCGAGTCCGGCTGCTGTAAAAGCGTTAGCTATCCACAACGATAAGTTGACGTTACTTGATGCTGACTACGGTGTCACCGAGAAAGGTTGCCAATGGTGCAAGGCGAGCGCGGTCTGCCCGGCACGCCGTAAGCACGTGGAGGACGCAATCGGCGCGTCTTTCGACCAACTGAACAATGAGGATGCAACGATCAGTGCCAACATTATTCCGGTTGATCAGTTGGGGCACTTCTTCGCCCAGCTGGAAACAATCGAAGACTGGATTAATGCCGTTCGCGCCCGGGTGGAACACGAACTGTTCAACGGGGTCGTGATTCCCGGCCTGAAGGTGGTAGCCGGCAAGCGCGGTAACCGCGCCTGGAGCAATGATAAGGAGGCGGAAGCCCTGCTGAAGAAATTCAAACTTCCGGTTGACCAGATCTACAAGAAGGAACTGTTAGGTCCAAAGCCGATTCTTGAACTGCTGAAACGCTCGCCGCGACGCTTCAAGCAGGTGGAACAGTTTGTGATACAGGCTGAAGGCAAGCCTCATGTGGCGCTGGACAGCGACAAGCGTCCGGCTCTGGAAATCAAACCCGTCGATGACGGATTCGAACTTTGTTAAAGGAGATGTAAATTATGGGTACGCAAGTTCTGTTGAAGAATGTACGCATCGCTTTCATTGAAAACCTGTTCACGCCCGGCCAGTATGAAGGCAAGGGCGATTTCCGCCACAGCGCCACGTTCATCGTGGAACCGGGCAGCGATAACGACAAGGCGATTCAGGCCGCTATCGAGAAAGAGGCAGCCGTGAACTGGGGCAAAAACTGGAAAACGATGCTTGACGACATCCGGGGCGACAAAAAAGCGTTCGCTTACCAGAAGAACAAGAAGGACAAGTCAGGTGAGGTGTATGACGGATTCGAAGACCGCTATGCGCTGTCCGGTATCCGGAAAGCCAAGGATGGCGCGCCGCTGTTCCTGCATAACGTTACCGATCCATCCACAGGCAAAGCGAAGCGTCTTAAGGGCGATGAGGGTGTGATCTACGCAGGCTGCTACGTCAACGCCAAGGTTGAAATCTGGGCACAGGTGGGTGCGCATCGCGGTATGCGTTCGGGTCTGATGGGCGTTCAGTACCACGCGCCGGGCGATTCGTTCGGAGGGGCCTCGCGTCCTTCGGATGACGGTTTTGATAGCGTGGAAGCGGAAGAGTCCGAGGACCTTGCTTGAGTGAACAGGGGCCCGAAAGGGCCTTTCCAACAAAGGAGATAACAAAATGCGCTTGTGGTGGGACATCGAAACATGGAGTGAAATCCCAATCGCGTACGGCGCGCACCGGTACGCGGAGAACGCAGAGATATTGCTGTTCGCGTGGGCGGTTGACGACGGGCCAGTTTCGGTCTGGGATCTTACCGCGCCAGGTGCTATGCCTGACGAACTGATCCATGCTATTGATATGGCGGATGAGTACTGGGGCCATAACTCCGGTATGTTTGACCGTCCAGTGCTTCGCCATGCTCAGCCACATATCTATAAGCATATGCTAGAAGTGGACCATCGCGACACGATGGTGCAGGCACTCTGCCACGGGTTACCCGGTTCGCTTGATGCGCTCTGTTCGATCTTCCGTCTTGATGAGGATGTGGCGAAAGACAAGAGGGGCAAACAGCTTATCCGCATGTTCTGCATGCCGCGTCCCGCTAACAGTAAAGTGCGGCGCTTTACTCGCGAGACGCATCCGGCGGAGTGGGAAGAGTTCAAGGAGTACGCGAAGAGCGATATTCGCGCGATGCGCGAACTGCACAAGAAAATGCCGAAGTGGAACTATCCGAACAACGAATCGGAACTGGCGCTTTGGCAACTGGACCAACAGATCAATCAGGCAGGTATCTATGTCGATATCGAACTGGCAAAGGCTGCAATTGAAACGGTGGACCGGGAGCAAGCTGCGCTCGCTGCACGAACTGACGAAGCAACCGGAGGCGTGGTATCTTCAGCCACTAAACGAGACGCGCTCCTCGCCCACATACTGGCAGAACATGGCGTTTCACTCCCCGATCTCAAATCAGACACTTTGGAACGCAGACTCACGGACCCTTTATTACCCGACGGGGTTAGGGAACTTATCGCCCTACGCCTCGCCGCAAGCACAAGCAGCGTCTCAAAATATAACAATCTCGTCCGGGCAACCTCCTCTGACGGATTTCTGCGAGGAGTCATACAGTTTTCAGGAGCTGGTCGCACTGGGCGGGATGCAGGGAGGCTATTTCAACCGCAAAACCTGATGCGCCCAACGCTTGCAGCAGAGGATATCGAGTTTGGGATTGAAGCCATAAAGGCGGGTAGCGCGGATCTGTTCACGGAAAACGTGATGGAACTGTGCGCGAACACCATGCGTGGCGTCATCATCGCGCCGCCGGGTAAGAAACTGGTAGTGGCGGATTTGTCCAACATCGAAGGCCGGGTTCTGGCATGGTTAGCGGGGGAAGAATGGAAGCTACAAGCGTTTCAGTACTTCGATGCGGGTATAGGTCCAGACTTGTATCTGGCTTCGTACGCTCGCGCGTTTGGCGTCCCTATCGAAAAAGCGAGGCGGCAAGTTGGAAAGGTCCTGGAGCTTGCAATGGGTTTTGGAGGCGGCGTTGGGTCATTCATCACATTCGCTGCGGTCTATAACCTAGATCTGGAGCAGATGACTTCAGGTCTGGCCCTGCCGGATGACGTAACGGACGAAGCCATAAATTTCTGGAACTGGTCTATCGAGACGAAGCGGTCGACGTACGGCCTTCCACGTGAGGTGTTCGTAGCTTGTGATTCGCTCAAACGTTTGTGGCGTCGCGCGCATCCGAAGACGGTAAAACTGTGGGCGGCGCTGGAAAGTGCCTACAGCAATGCCGTAGACAATCCGGGCCGTATTTACGAAGCCGGTAAGCTGGTCATCCAGAAACAGGGTAACTGGTTGCGCTTAATGCTGCCGTCCGGTCGCTCCATCTCCTACGCAAACCCCAAAGCCGGAGACAAACTGACTTACAAGGGGATCGACCAGTACTCGCGCAAGTGGAGTGTAATTTCTACCTATGGCGGTAAGCTAAGCGAAAATTGTACACAGGCCGTTGCGCGCGATGTCTTCAAGAACTGCTACCAGTCGGTACTGGATGCGGGTTACCGGATCGTGGTTCCGGTTCACGATGAACTGTTGACCTATGCGCGGGACGAGGAACGGTATAACGCGAGCGATCTGTCGCGGATCATGTCCGCGGTTCCGGATTGGGCAGAAGGCTTGCCGCTCGCCGCTGCCGGGTTTGAATCTTACCGGTACAGAAAAGATTGACAACTCTACAGCAATTGCTATACTGAAGTCTCAGACAAAGGAGAGAACATGTTTTCACGGGATAACAAGCACTACCGCGCCACGCCCCGCACCACGCAGCAGGCGTTCGGGCCTTACCATCGCTTCCAGATGCCGCCGGCGCCGAAGCAGCACGCCTGGGATATCGTCGCGTGCGCTGTGGGCGTGATCCTGCTGGGTGCGCTTTACGGTTATCTGTTCGCGTCATGAGGGAATAATGAAAGAATACATCGTTGTTAGCGATACGAATTCGAAGATCCTTCTTTCCACTACCAACTGGTACGAAGCCGTAAAGCTCGCCAATAAGATTCGCCATGCCGGCGGTCAGGTGACGATTTTCAAGGCTACGCGTGCGTGATCATGGACGCAAAATATATTATAGGGGCGGTTGGCATTTTCGTTTGCGGAGCAGCACCGGTTATTTTCTATTGCGGGGTGAAGATATTGCTTTTGGCGATAAAGGGCGAGTAATGCGTGAATCGCAAATCGAAGCCTATTTCGTGAAGCGCGTAAAGGAAGTTGGTGGGATATCGTTCAAGTTCACCAGCCCTGGCGTTCGCGGCGTGCCGGATCGTATCGTGATATACAAAGTTAAGGTGTACTTCGTGGAACTGAAGGCGCCCGGCAAGACGCTTCGTGCGGATCAGGTACGCATCCATAAACGCATTATTCTTCACGGGGCCAATTGCCGGGTAATTTCAACGAAAGAAGAAGTGGATCTGTTCATAGGAGAACTGGAATGAGTATCTGGACAATTATTGCACTGTTCTGGGGTGTTATTTGCGCAGGTGCAATCGGGCTTGTCATGGGTGCTAACCAGAAGAAAAAAGAATGGAACTTAGACCATACCAACAGCTGATCGTCGATCACATTCTGGAAAAGGAGCGATGCAATGCCTTTGTCCCTATGGGTCTTGGAAAGACCGTTAGCACGCTTAAGGCTATCGAGGCAGCGGCGCTCGTTGACGACTCTCCGGTGCTTGTCATTGCGCCGCTTCGGGTTGCGCAGAGTACGTGGCCCGACGAAGTCAGGAAATGGAAGCTTGACTTACCTTGCACGCCTGTTGTTGGTACACAAGAGCAAAGGGCACTTGCGTTACGCACTGATTCGCATATCTTTACCACGAACTACGAAAACGTACCGTGGCTAGTGGAGTGGTTCAAGTACAACCCTCGACCGTGGCCGTTCAAGACGATAGTCGCGGATGAGGTCACGAAACTGAAAGGCTTCCGCACCCGCCAGGGTACGAAACGCGCCAAGGCGCTTGCGGAAGTCGCACACAAAAAGGTGGATCGATGGATCGGATTGACTGGTACGCCCGCTCCCAATGGATTGAGAGATCTATGGGGGCCGATGTGGTTCGTAGATGGGGGCCAGAGACTTGGAAAGTCGTTCACGGCTTTTTCGGAACGGTGGTTTCGGAAGAGTTTCGATGGCTTTGGAATGGAACCCTTGGCCCATGCACAAACAGAGATTCAGACGGTCATCTCCGACGTGTGCTTATCACTGGATGCGAAGGACTACTTCAATCTCTCAGAACCGATCCGCAACCGGATAGTCGTAGATCTGCCTTACAAGGCGCGGCGCCAGTACCGGGACATGGAGAAGAAAATGTTCCTGGAACTGGAGGGGCATCTCGGGCCGACGGAAATCGAAGCGCTGAACGCAGCCAGCAAGACGCAGAAATGCCTCCAGATCGCAAATGGCGCGATCTATACCGATGAATCGAAGAACTGGCAGGAGATCCACGATACAAAACTGCAAGCCCTTGAAGACGTTATCGAGGAGGCAAACGGTATGCCAGTTCTTGTTGCTTATCATTTTAAGCACGATCTTGCTCGTCTTGTTTCCGCTTTTCCTCGCGGGCGCGTGCTTGACAGCAATCCCCAGACTCTGCGCGACTGGAATGCGGGGAAAATTCCTGTTCTTTTCGCTCATCCTGCTAGCGCTGGTCACGGGCTATCTTTGCAGGACGGGGGCAACATAATCTGTTTCTT